CAAACGGCGATTTTCATAAGTATTTGTATAATTCAAGTCGAGCATCAGTTAAGGAAGAAAACTTCTTATCTTTTATATAGATGGTCTTTGATGACATTACACGGCATTCACCAATAAGTGTATCGAATGAGTAATAGGTGTTTTTACCATCAACCACTTTTGTTTTGCAATGATAGTCTTTTGCTAGACCAGAAAACATCAGCAATTCACGGAATTCATCAGATACAAGTTTACGCAGGTATGCAGCGTTCATAATGTAGACCTTTTCTCACTCAATGCTTTATTGTATCATGACTGGCTTGAATTGTCAACTGTTTCTTTTTTGCAACACTTATGGTATCACTTTGTTAACTCTTAGCAACTGTACTTGGTTTTTTGGTGTGGCGAATATTCTAGCACGGCAAATAACCGTACCCATTGGAAAGTTTTCTTCTTTGGTAAATTCAATAGCATTATTTTCCAAAAGTTTTTTGACTAACAGGTCACATAATTCCATCTTAATCTCATAATCAGCAACTATTCTATTTTCAAGATCGGATCTTGATTTTTCTACCTGAGCATAGATGGGTGTACCTTCAATCTCTACTATACTAGCCACGGTAGTCGTGGTTAAATTTGAACCTATGTTATCCATAGCGATAGCCATGGTTCCTGATGCATTGGTTATAGCCATCAATTACCTTTCTTAGAATCGGGACAGTGTGGTTCAACGGTAACTTGTTCGATTGTCTCTGGATACATTTCAATAACATGAGGAGCTACCGCCATACTTGGATTATCTTTCATCCAATAAACAGTATAACATTTTTCTCTATATTGACTACTGGTATTTTTTGGAATTGGCGTTGCAATCAAAGATATTGCTAAAGACAATGGTGCTGTAATAACAGGCATGATTATTCTCCATCAACTTTCTTTACCGGTTTTTTCACAGGTTTAGGAAACTTTGTACACCACAAACATTTAGTAGATGGTTTATCATAGAAATATAAATTCATATCAAAGAATTCCTTCTTGCATGATTCGCAAGTAGCCTTGTGCATTTCAACTTCTACCTGTTCGGCTATCTGCCTTTTTCTATTGAGGCGTTTGGGTTTGTCTTCCATAAAATCTAAGATGCTCATTTTTTTGTCTATCTTTGAAGATAACTCAAAACATAATCAATTACTTGCTGCTCATCTTCCTCACACATTTGATTTGGTGTTTTATCTTCAAATGCAAGATTAGGATTTTCCCACCATCTGTTCACAAGGTCATCACTACCTAACAGGGTAAACAGCATGATATTCAGTTTTCTTTTTTTATCAGAGTCCATTGTAATAGTTCACCATACCAACAACATAAAGGAATACTATTATGCATTGAACGGTCATCAGGCTCCACTTACGCCAATACCATCCTAGAACGAACCACATCACATTACCTATTGCCTGTACAAATAGGTAATAAGGAAATAAATTGAAGGCAGCCATTGCCACACCAATAATCAGTATGGCTGTGGCTGACCACTCAAAATAGAATTCCTTACTCACGCTGCCTCAGCGGCTTCTTTTGTTTCAATAGGTGCTGGTGTAGCAGCAGGCTTGCCAGCGTAGCAACCGTTTGTATCAAACTCTTTGAAGTTTACAAGTTGATAGGCAGACACTTTACGGCCGTCTTTGATGACCTTGATGACACCGTTATCAAACTTACGGATGTCATAGATGAAGGTAGACAGGCGATACATCAAGGCAGACATTTTAGCATCGGCAGCAAAGGATGCTTTGATATCGTCAACAGCTACAACTTTACCGCTCAGGAGAACCTGTGCAACTTTGTTGTGAGGACGAATTTTAGGTGCTTTAGTTTTAGACATAATATAAATCTCCAATCAAGTTAGTACAATGATATCTTAACACACTTTGGATAGTATGTCAAGGGTTAAAAAGGAATTTCGCCAGATGTTGGTGTTTGTATCGCTAACACTTCAGGCTCATTCGCTTTTGCATCAATCTTGGTATACAGATCCAAGAATGAAGTTTTGGTTTCTGCATCAAAACGAGACACACACAATTCAATGGCTTTCATGCGGTCACCAAAAATCTTATATGCTTTGGCAATGTGAACAAGACGGCGAGTAGAAATAATTTCATCTACGGCATTCTCATTAAACGATTTGCGAATAACATCTGCCCATTGTGTAAGCAGGTCAACAAATTCTTTATCCTCGATAAGAGGTGTAAGAATTTTCTTTTCTGTCTTAACATCAGGATATTCTTGTTCGACAGTAATAGGGAAACGCTCAAGGAATGCATCATCAAGAATTTGTGACAGATACTTACCTTCATCTGAACCACGACCTTTAGTGTTTGCAGTAGCAATCACATTGAAGCCAGATGCAGGATAAACCATCTCACCATTCTTTTTGTTGTAATATGGTTTGCCTTCTAGAATACCTTGTAGGCACATGAGTTTATTAGAACCACGGTCAACTTCATCAATCAACAGAATGGCACCACGTTTCATTGCAACAATAACAGGACCATCACGGTTAACCACATTACCGTCAACAAGTGTAGGACCACCAAGCAGATCAGATTCATCGGTCTCAATAGAAATATTGACACGGATACATTCACGTTTCAATGCGGCACACACTTGTTCAACCATCAAGGTCTTACCGTTACCTGATAGACCAGTAACGAAGATAGGATAGAATTGTTTTGAGCCAATGATTTGATTCAGGTCCTTGTAGAAACCAAAAGGAACATAATCGGGATACAGACTGGGAATAGAAGGTTCTGATTCATCAATCAATTTAGGTTGTTTGAAAGCCAGTACCTGAGCCGCCATCTCAACTGTCTCGGTTTCTTTTACCTCAACAGCAACAGGAGCCGTTACCTCAACTTTGCTACCTTGAAGGACAGGAAGTTTATACTGACCACGACCTGCACGGTAAGTAGGACGAGAAACAAACCAGTATGGGAACGGTGCATCCTTTTCTGTTACCACACGGTCAATAGCATCCCGTGTAAGAATAGCACCAGGACCATATACCTCAGTGGCCGCTTCAACAAAGGCAATTGCATTACGATTCATATTCACCTCGCTCATAATCAGACTCATCAGGATACAAGTATCCCATCATTTCCATCGTTTTTATTACCTCATCAATGGTTACACCTAGAAAGGTTGAAACTTGCCTAGGTGTATAACCATCGTCAATCAATTCCATAATTGATATCATTTGGTCTTTCATTTTACCCATTGTTTTACCTCATTGTTACCAACACCATTAATTATAATGGTTACCTGGTGAATTGTCAACAAGTTTACCTCGATGTTGTAAAAATACAACATTAAGCCCCCGGCCAACGCACGGTACCATAATTGAATGTCAAAATGTTACCTCGGGCAAAGTTGGTAGCAGGTGCATTCCAACTTGCGGCTTTGAGAATATCACCTTTCTTAAACTTTTTACCATCCTCTTTTACAATAAAAGAATGGACAGAGGTACCTTGAATAACCTTGATATATTTGTTACCTTCAGTATATCGCAGTTTATTCCCAAACTCCTCGGTCATATCTTCACGGATTTTACGGGAAACCTCATCTGGTGCATCCTCAGGGCGGCTCCAGGTTTTATAATCCTCAAAGATATAATTAAGATAAGAATTAATTTCGTTTTTCATATATTAACCTTTTACAAAATTGTCAACGGTTTGTTGGCGGATTTGATCCATTACATTTTTGAAAACTTCCTCGCTTACATTTTGCGAAAGGACACTTACTAAAATTGAATGTAGATAGCCAGAGGTGTAAGAATAGCCACCTACGGTGTTATATTTTTGTACATTGACAGCCGTGAAACCTTCCAGGGTTGCTTTGGCCTCATCACGGCGGCGTTGGACTGTTATCAAACTTTTATGCATAAAATCTCCTATCAATCAATGTATGGATACATTATGGGGCATTAGTGCCGAATTGTCAAGGACTATTTTTGTTGTATTTTTGACAACATGGCTGCTGGACCGCTCAGGACCTAGTGGCTATGCGGTCCGACGGGAGGCTAGGAAGGGCTGTAGGAGGTTTTCTGGTAGTGGTCCATATGGAGATATCAGCCAAAAAAAGAGCCTCCTATGCGGAGGCTCTGGAAATTAACATTTTGACAATTGTTGGATTATTAACCAAATATAGCCTGGTTCATTTCGTACACTTTCATTTCCTTTTCCGTGTATGATACGGCATGCCATTCACCATCAGGTGTTTGGGCACGGACAATATCAAAGGAATAGATAGAACCCATTTCCGTGCAATAACCTTCAACCTCTGCAAAGCGGGTGACAGCCTTTTTATTATCCATCATGGTACCGAACCATCCATTACGGAGTTGGAAACGCATACCTTTTTTAATTTCAGCGGTTTTCATAAAATCTCCTAGGTCAATGTAAGTACATTATAAATGTGGTGGATTGAATTGTCAAGCAATTTTTTGATGTGGTATTATAAATAAGAATGTCCGTCACGGTACTGGTAATACCCACGGACTCTAGTATCTTATAATTTAAAACAGGAGACACCAGCATGGATATATATTCCATCTATAAAGTCACAAACAAAATCAATGGTAAGGTTTACATAGGTTTTGATTCAAAATGGCCTAATCGTAAAAACGAACATATGCGCCAAACAAAATACTTAGGTCGTGCTTTCAATAACGCATTAAAAAAATATGGCTTTGATTCTTTTGATTGGGAAGTAATATACCAATCAAAGGACCGAGAGCATACACTAAACATAATGGAACCATTTTTCATTCAAGAATACAATTCATTCGGTTCTGGCTAT